GTGATCGTGATGACGTGCGCGTGAGCCGTTGTCGCGACGAGCTTGAGGACCTTCCCGTCGTCGGTTCCGCTCGTCGGATCCGCGACTGAGACCGCGAGAGCTCCGCTCGATCCGAGCCCGACGATCCCTTGTTTCGCCGTGATCGGGATGCTTGTCACGACGTCGGACGCGACGGGTTCCTGGATGATCCCCTTCACGTTGCCGGTCACATTGCCCGTGACGTTGCCCGTGACGTTGCCTGTGACGTCCCCGGTAACGGCGCCGGCGATCGGTCCCGTGAAGCCTTCGATCGAGATGATCTTGTGGACGACGGTTTGATCCGCGGCCGGCGACGTGACGAGAAACGCGCCTTGAGGCGCCCCGTTGAGCGCGGCGAGCGCGGCGTCGATCAGTTTCAAATTTTTCGCTTCGACTAGGTTTTCCCCGAAATCGGGGAGTTGCAATCCTGCTGTTGCGGTAGTTTTCGACATTGTCACACGCTCCCGAGAAGAATTTTTGTTAGTGCAGCGTCGCCCTCTTTCAGTTTTTGCCGGACCGAATACGTCACGCTGTCGACGATGATCGGCATCCCGTTTGTGATCGCGGGAAACTGCGAAGTTTGAACCGTGACCGTGTGAACGCCCCCGACGACTTCGCCGCGGCCGGCGTTCGAGACGACGATCTGATCGTTCTCGTCGACGAGTCCGAGACCGGGAGTCCCGCCGATCGTGACCGGGACTCCCATGTCCGCGAACAGAGCCGCGACGTCGCCGTCTCTAAAAGCGATCGTCATGCGCTCTTTCTAGGTTTGTTGCCGGCCTTTTTCGACCTCGGCTCGATCCCATGCGGTTCGACGATTTCCGGACCGGGATCTCCGTGTGTCGGCGTTTCGATTCTCACGCCGTATTGCTCCGACTCTTCGCGCTCGCGGCCGTCGTCGGCCTCGTCGTCCTCTTCGACGAACTCCGCTTGCTTCGCGGAGACAAGCTCGGTCGCCTTGTGACGATCCATTTCGACGGTCGTCCCTTTGTCGGTGACTTTGCCTTCGATGATCGTGTGTTTCAGGAGTGTGATCCTCGCGCGCTTCGTTTTTGCTGCCACAGTCTTACCTCCAGGGAGTTTGAAATTTCGACTCCGCCGGCCGCGCGGGGAAAGGGAGATCAGAACCGCGCGGCCGAGAGAAGTCGATGGTTAGTTGCCTACTTCTGGCACTGAGCGACGACGAACGCCTGGGGATATTTCAGGACGACGTCGGTGAGCATGAACGTGGTCAGTTCGATCATGCCCTGTTTCTTGAGGCGATACGGATCGACGACGAGCTCGAATCCGCTTCCCCACATCGCGATCACCATCGTCGCGAAGACGCCGAGGATGAGAGCGTTATTGTTCGACGTGTCCCCGCGGACCCCGGTACTCGGGACCTGATTCGAGGAGCGCGCCATGTAGCCGGACACGGTGTCATTGTCTGCCCACACGGGGAGAGCGATCGTGTTCGCGAGTCGCGCCGTGAGTTTCAGGAGCGACTTGATCCCCGGAGTCGTGAGCCAGCCAGGATCGCCGAGCTGATCCGCGTTCACGTCTTCGAGCTCTTCGATCATGTGGACGATGTCCGTGTAATCGGGCTCGCCGCCGTTGCCGGCGTCGGCCTCGACGACGAACGCCTGGACGCCGGTCGTGTGAAGGATCCCGACGGGGTTCGATCCGCCGGTCGCTCCAGCGATCGCGGCGAGGTCGATCGCGAGGGCCATGTCACGCGCGAGGTCCTGTCGGACGAGCGTGTCGACATCGATCACAGCCTGGGCGAGCAATTGCCGCGAGTAACTCGTCGAGGACTGGTACGTCTTCGGCGAGCTCGGGACCTGTCCGAGCGTGAGGTTCGAATCGGCGACATCAGAGCCGGGATTTTCAGCGACCCAGGATCCGGTCGCCTTTCCGGTCTGTTTCGGGAAAGCGACGTTGTCGCGAAGTCCCGAGATCGTTTGCGCGCCGAGTTCTTTCACGCGCATTCGGTTGTAGAGATAATCGATGAACGCCCCGGGCTCGGTAAACTTGAGCTCGGTTCCCTTCGTCGAAGTCGCTGAGTCGAGACCGGCGCGCTTCGTGATCGCGTTCACATTCTTGACGCTCCAGGGGACGAACAGTCCTCCGTGAGTCGCGCCTTTGTGCGATCGCTCGATCGTCTGAGAGATCTCGAGCTCGAGACAGTTCTCGCGCTTCCCGCTCCCGTTGTCATCGGCTTCGTCGTTCCCGACGAGCGTCATGATCCCGCGCGCGAGGTTATATTCCCGCTGTTCTTTGTCCGTGAGGGCGAGCTCTTCCACTGCCGCGCCGGTTGTGATGGGTTTCGCCGATCGTGAAGCGACCTCTTCGAGAATCAGAGCGGAAACGGCATCGACCGACCGTCCCTCACTGATCCACGTCGCGACGCGCTCCTGATCGACCTTGTGACGCTTGGCGAGTTTGATGATCTCGACCGAGACGTTACGAGCGTCGATTACAGCTTGAGCTGGACTCGTTTCCGCTGCCATTGTTCTTTCCTCCGTGGAGTGCTCGGCCGAGTGTTCGACCGAGGAAGTGACTTTTACGGGGAAACCGCGCTCCCCCGCTTTTCGGTTGTGCCCGACGGAGGGATCCGCGGGAACCGCGACCGAACTCGTTTCGAGCGGCGTCCAGGACGTCGCGCGATAGGTCTCGCCCTCATCTTTCGAGGCTTTCTCGAGCGTGTACTCGTTCACGCCGTACCCGACCGAGATATATTTTCGGATCCCGTCGACGACATCGCGCTTCACTTCCTGCGCTTTCGGGTTCCGCGAAAACTGGACGATGCCGCGAAGGACCTTGTCCTTTTTGTCGACTCGAACGTCGCTCACGATGCCGACGATCGCCTTCGAGTCGTGGGAGTCCAGGAATGAGAGTCCGTTTTTAGCTCGCGACAGATCGACCGCTTCCGGCGAGTGATCGAGGATCTCTTTCCCAAACCATCGACGAACGGGGAACTCGGACGAGATCGCGATCTCGAAGCGATCCTCGTCGGCGCCTTCTGGATCGTCCTCTTCCGTTTCCTCGGGATCGTCGTCGGCGCCGGTCGCTCCGCCGGCCGCTTTCTTCGCGCGCCTCTGTGCGTTCGCGGCGATCTTTTGTTCCTTCGTGCGCCTCGCTTGCTTGGCGAGCTTTTTGAACTCCGCGATCGGGAACTCGCGCGTCTGCATCGGAAGGACTTCGCCGTTTTGAACCGGCGTCGTCGAGGTTCGGTTGAGCTGTTCGACTGTCGTCGTCATTGCAAAACTCCTGTAAGTTCGAGATTTTTCTTCGACGACGCGGCCGCGCCGTCCTTTCCAGTTCCGCCAGTTGCGCCCCCGCCACTCGCCGACTCATCATCTTCGGTCGACTGATCGACCGGACCCCCGAGAGGTTTCGTCGCGCTCGGGAGTGTGAGATCGAGATCGATCGTCTCCGCGAACGCTTCCTCTTCGGCGATCTGTACGGCGACGTCTTCCCAGTCCTCGCCGGTGTCGGCGAGAATTTGACTTCGCGATTTGAGTCGGGCGCCGATGTCCAGGACTGCGGCCTGGGAATCCTTGAGCGGGTCGACCCATTGCCAGCCGCGCGGTTCCCACTTGCCGGCGTTGAACTTGTCCGGATCCCGCGAGTCGAGGACGAGCGCGCCGGAGAGAAGCGAGAGATCGAGGAAGTCTTCGAACACGGGCTCGCAAAGGTTCTCGATCATCCAGGATTGATCGCGCTTCCACTGATCGCGCTCGATCAGAAGTCCGGACCGCATCGAGGAGTAATTGACGCCGACGAGATCCGAGGCGAGCGCGTTGTACGAGACGCCGAGTCCGGTCGCGATCTGTCGGAGGATCGTGATCACGAAATTCGGGAACGCGTTCGCGGGATGATCGGGGTTCCACTCTTTGAACGTGAGCCCCGGGGGGAGCGTCTCGATCGTTCCGGGAGTCGCTTCGAACACGAGTTTCTGATCGGGGTTCGGTTCTTCGAACGCCGCGGCGTCGGTGTATTCGAGCCATCCCATTTTTGCCGCTCCGGTTCGCGCGGCGACGAGCTCGGCCTCGATGTAGCCCTCGAGCATGCGGAGCTGGAGCATGACGGGATGAAACCAAGTGACGCCGCGGGTTTGCGACACACGCTCGACGTCGTAAAGGTGAATGATGTCTTCGGCCGGGATCCGCTCGCGCATCAGCGAGCCCCCGAGGTCGCTCGGATGTCCAGGAGTGATCCAATAGGCGACCGGCCGTCCCCACTTGTCGACCTCGACGCCGAGCCGGATCTCGTTCGTCCCCTTCGCGGGGGGGACCGAGTACAGGTGGTCACATTGATCGGCGTCGATGAGCTGCAAAGCGAAACGGAACTTATTCCCCGCGAACCCGCAAACCTTGCGAACGAAAACCTCGCCGTCGGTCGCGACGTTTTTGATTACGACTTCCTGGACGCCGCGGAATGAAAGTTTCCCGTCGACGGTGCAGTTCTTTTTCTTGCTCCACTCGTCCCACGCCGCGGAGATCTTGTCGTTGATAGGCTTCGCGAGCATGTTCTTTATGCTCCCCGAGCCCTTGCAAACTTTGCACTCCGGAGCGGCCGCGGCCTTCTTTCCCTTCGGCGCCGGCGTCGCCGGGAGCTTGCCTGTACCGTCGCACTTGGGACACTTCGCGGAATTGTTTCGGACCTGGGGACGATAGCCGATCCCTTTGTGACCGATCACGTTCGCGGCGAGGAGCTTGAGAAAGTTTTGAGCGATCGGATTGTTTCGCGCGAGCTCACGGCCGCGAGCTCGGAGGAGACGAAGGTTCCCGCGGATCTCCTGATCGGATGAGAGGATCGTCGCGATCCAGTCGAGAGTGAGACGCGTTCCCGACGCTCCAGAATAGATAGTCGCGTTCGATCGCTTCTCGTAGCCGAAAAACTTGAGAGTTCGTTGAAACAAAGTCGGGGAATTTTTCATCGATCGAGACCCGTGACGTCGACCCAGGTCGGGGGATAGGTCGGTTCTTCCGGTTCATTCGTGAAAGCGATCACGACAGGAGATCCCAAGCGACCGGGATTCTTGAGCTGAAAGAGCTTCGCTTTGTAGTGACCGCGAAACCAGAGGAGATCGCGCGCGGGGATCTTGACGACCGCGCGGCCGGCGATCTGATAGCTCATCAGGTCGGCCGTGAGTCGTCCCTCGAGCGCGGACTCGATGATCGTGAGCATGCGCTCGATGTGAGAGATGAACGCGCCGATCGCGGCGTTCGAGACGTCCGACTCGATATTGAGCTGGAGCATGTCGTTCGAGGGATCGACGACTTCCTGGGTGTTGGAGTTCACGAGCCGCTCCGCACACTGGTAACGGCCGGCCGGAACCGCGGTCGTCGCCGCGGGGATGACGATGTCGAAGGACTCGCCGTCGGTGTTCGTCGTCGCGGACTGAGAGAACTTCGCGGCCGCGCCGTTCGCGTAAAACGTATAGACCCAACCATCCGAGGCGAGATAGTCGTCGAACGATCGGTGAAACTTGACGGTCGTCCCGGCCGCGAAACGAGTCGGGACCTCGTCGGGAATGATCGGAGCCATGTACTCGGAAGTTAACTTGTTTACTGGAAAGGATTTAGGCGATCGACACCGAAAATGACCTTCGTAATTGAAAAAGCCCCCAGGAAACGGGGGCGAGGTGTCAGATGTTCCGGACGAGGAGCTTCGATTATAGCGCGGGATTACGCGGGTTTCGAGTGTTTTCTCGGCCGTCCGCCGAGCTTCCCGTTCTCGGCCGAGGATGCGGCCTTCGCTTTCGAGGTCGCGAGTCCGCCCTTCCGCCCGATCTTCGCGAGGTACTTCGAAACGACGGTGTTCTTTTTCATCGCGTCGCTCCACACTGCTCACACTTGCCGTAGTCGTCATGCTTCTCGCGCTGGAACGCGATCGTCGTCTTTTCCTCCACGGACATGCACTCGGCCGCGCGATAGTCGTGTCCGCTCTGATTGAGCGTGTTCGTGAGCGAAGGATCCTCCGTGTACATTTCTTTCAGAGCCTCGTCCGCCTTGTTGGTTTCGGCGACGCATCCCTGGAGAGCGAATAGGTGATGCTGATCGTCCAGTTTTTTCTGCTCGTTTTCGCATCCGGTAAGTCCCCAGGCGAGCGAAGCGACGGCGATCATGAGCGTGATCTGTAGAACGTTTTTCATAATTTCCTCTCGAAACCTAACCCGCTAATTGTACCGGACGTCATCGCGACCTCCGAGATGCTTTCGCGGCGAGTGCGGCCTGGAGTTCGTACCATGCGCGGATCTGAGCTTTTGTCGGTTTCATCGCGACCTCCGGAACCAAGTCGATTTCTCGAGTCTGCCGACTATTTCGTCGATCGTGATCGGGGGAGCGTTCCGTTTGAGATCCTGGGCGTCGCGCATGATCTCACTCTGTTCGGCCGGCGTGAGATCGCCAAACCCGCGGGCGTCGTGATTGCGTTCCTGCCAGTTGCGGAGAGCGTCGTGAAGGAAGTTCGTGTCCATTTTTCCCCTTGTCTCGGGTCGGCCGCGTCGGTCGCCCGCTTGGTTGCTGATCCAAGAGTAAAACCTAAGCGGGTACATGCAAAGGAAAAAACGAAGCGGGCGCTTACTAAGGTTCATAGTGACGACTGTTATAACGGGAGAGTGACCGAGGTAACGGGAATGCCCCTGTTTTCAAGGGTTTCGGGGGGTCGTTACCAGCCTTTTACCCAGGAAGAGCTCGGCCTTTGAGGTCGTAATCCCTGCCCCGCGGTCGGTTCGGCCTGGGGTTTCGCCTGGGGTTTGACCGCGTCCTGGGGAGTCGAGAGCTCGATCGCCGTCTCCCCGAGTTTGTTGAGTCGCCAGTTTCCGATCGTGTAAAGCGCGGCGAGGTTATAAACCTCGAGATCGAGCGCCTCGTTTCGAGCTCTCGTCTTGATGTACTCGCGGACGAACTGTCCGCCCTTCTTCACGCGCCGAACCCGCTTCTCGCTCGTGAGCTGCTCGAGATATTCGTCGTCGACGAAGTGAGGAAGGTGCATGTAACCGGCGCCGGCGACCGGGATCTTCATGCGCGCGAAGATGCGATCCTTTGCCGTGTCGGTTCCGATCGTGTAGAGCTTCACGCGGTAAGAATTATTGAGCGAGAACTTTCCGAGGATCGGTTGAGCGGCCTCGCTCGATCCCTTGAGGGCGTAGATCCGGCGACGCTGTCGCCCCTTCACGAACCGATAGACGTCGTCGGAGTTGTGACCGCCGGAGTCGATCATCGCGCAATGGATCCGGACCTTACGGCCGGAAGCATGCTCGAACTCGGTAAGGAGAAACTCGTCGACATCGTTCCAGACGTCGGTCTGTCCGGGATCCCCGAAAAATGCCTGATAAGCGATCAGCCAAGACTCTTCCTTCGCTCCCCATCCCTTGACGACGACCTCGAGTCGATCGCCCTGGACGTCGACCGCGGCCGTGAGGATCCCGACGCCGGCCGGGACGTCCGCGGCGTAATCCTCGCATCGGCGCCGGAGCGTGTGAGGTTCGAGCGAGTCCCCTTGCTCTTCCCAGGTCTCGCCGAGTCGGAGGTTGATGAACGCCTTCATCTTCTCGGGGTTCTTTTCCTCGTTCGCTTCGTGCCACTCCTGGGCGAGAGCTTTCCAGTTCTGTCTCCAGGGGGAATAGAGCGCGTTGATGTAGAACCCGACGATCGGCCGACCAGGGAAGCGCGCGACCCAGGTTCCCGCGTCGAGCATAGACTGTTTCCGGTACTCCGGGATCTTCGCTTTGCAGCTAACGCAAACGTAGAACACGGATCCCGCGACGACCTGTCCGTCGGCGTCGACCGCGTACGTGAGCCGATAGTCTCGCGGTTTGTTCTCGCCCTCGTCCGGATCTCTCCAGAGGAGCGGTTGAGAAAACCCGCACTCGGGACACGGGACGCAAAACAAACGCTGATCGCTCCGCTCGAACGCTTTCTCGATCGCGGAGATCCCCTTCGGTTTCGCCGGCGTCGAGCCCTTCACGATCTTGTAGTTTGCGAACGCGTCGGTCCGGCGTGTCCCGATCATGATCGGATCGCCCTCGCCCTCGACGTCCAGGGGATAACCATCGATCTCGTCGAACAGGACGACAGGGACCGGATCCGATCGGAGCCCCGAGCCGGCGTTCGCGCCGGTGAGTTTCAGAAAACCGCCGGGGAACTCTTTGAGCGAGAGAGTGTTTCCGGACTTGCGCGAGATGCGATCGCGGACTTTGATTTTCAACGTCGCGGTCGCCTCGATCATCGGCGTGATCCGCTTTTTCCCGTAGTCCTTCGCGTTGTCGATCGTCGGTTGAACGAGCATGATCGGTTTCGGATCGATGTCCATGAAGTAGCCGACGACGTTGTTTATCACGGCGTCCGAGTAGCCGATTTGCGTCGACTTCTGGATCACGACTTCGTGAACGAGCGGATCCAGGATCGCGTCCATCATTTCGACCTGAAACTTTTCCGCGTGAAACGGTCCCGGCCGATCGGTCGTCCCCTTCGGCATGATCCGGTGTTTCTCCGCCCATTGCGAGACGGTGATGTCTTCCGGCGGAGCGAAGAGCGCGAGCGCGTCCTGTCGACGCTCGCGGTAAACCTGGAGCGCGCGCGGATCGTCCTCGAGCCTAAAAGACTCGGGGAGCTTGAACGACGTCGGCGTCGTCGGGGTCGAATTGGCTGAGACACTCAAGAGCGTTTTTTAGGGATCGATCGATTTTCACTTGCGAGACAGCGAGATCAGTTTCGCCGAGAACTTCGGCCGCGAGCCTGGGGGGAAGCGCGAGGATCCGCGTCCGGATCTCCGTCACGATCGCGAGGATGTCGCTCGTCGCCTTCTCGATCGAGATGAGCTGCTCGCGCTTCTCGGCGAGCGAGATCTGGGCGAGCTCCGCTTCGATCGACAGGATCTTGTGACGCGTCGCGGTCGCCGAGCTCACGGGTCCGCCGGCGTCGCCGTCGCCGTCTTCCGGGAGCGCGCGCTCGACGAGCTTCCTCTGGAGATAACGCACGTACCAGCGGAAACACGCGACGACGTCGTAAACGCCGCGCTCCGCCCGCGGGAGTCCTTCCTTCGCGAGCTGCTGGATCCGCCTCGAGCCGAGGTTGAGTTCGCTCGCGCACTCCTCGAGTTTTCCGATCCAGGTCGGAACGCGGCGACTCACGATCTTCGCCGGCGCCGGAGACTTTTTCTTCGACTTGTTTTTATTCGAGCTCGACCTCTTCACGAGTCGAGTGTATCCGGAGAGCCGGCGAGCGGCCGCGTAACTTAGGACGCGCGCCGATCGGGGGTCGTCGCGAAGAGCTTTCGATCCTCGAGATACTCGACGAGGAGCGCGATCTTCGGGATCGGGACGCGGTTCACGAGCTCGAGGATCTCGTCGTCTCGGAGCGTGTACTCGAGATCGGGCTCGACGACCTCGCCTTCGTGAGTGACAGCCGGCCGGCCTTTTTGGAACTCGATCGTGAGCGTGATCGACGCCGTTCGCGCGAACTCGAGAAGCGCGCGGGCGTAGATCCATAGTCGGCCGAGGGGTCGAAGTCTGATGACCAAGTCGATCGAGCCATCATGCTTCACTCTGCTTTGAGTTTTGAACGCCCACTTCGGGATCTCCATCGTTGAGCCTCTCGGTCGGAACCGCGCGCGTCCCGACAAAAACGAAATTGAAAGAGAGCGGTCCGACCTGGATCCGTTTGTACGCATACGCGGGAAATCTCCGCTCCAGGTCCTCGCCGATCTCGACGAGCATCGCCTCGACCCCCGCGGCGTCCCATCCCTTTCCCGGTTTCGGCCGGAGGACTCGGAGCGTGCATTTTCGATTCTCGAACGCGAACACCTTCACGCGGAGGAAGGTGACGATCGGAACGCCGCTCTCGCCGAAGTGTCTCACGAGGTTTGTATATCACGAGCAAAGTGGGAAGACTCCAGCGAAGCGAAGCCAGGAATATAGAACGTCACGCTGGAAAAGTTTCGCGGTCGCCGTCACCCCCGCGCGGGGGGGGGCGTGGGGAGGACCCACAGGCAAAGTGGGAGAAACAGCTCACCATCCTTAGCGAAGTGGAGCGAGGTCTCACGCCGCTCGCTCGATGTCGGATAACACGAGCGTCTTCGCTCCGCTCGGTCCTCGTGATCCGTATTTGTGCTGGAGCGCGACGACCTGGAGGAGCTTCCCCCCCGCGTTGCATGCGGCGTTGCACACGTCAGGTGAGATCGCCCCGAGGATCACATCGGTAAAGAGAGCGCTCATGATGTTCGCGAAGTCGTGACTTGTTCGGACGCCTTGTCGGGCCATCTTGTGACTCACGGCCTTCCCTTTGCTTGCTTGCGGACTTTTCGTAACAGGTGATCGATCAGCGTTCTTGGCCATTCGTTTTCTCCTCGTCGTTTGATTAAATTGACGATCTGTTCGACCGTCAAAGCTTTTAGGCGAGCATCGCTTCCTCGCTTCTTCTCGCGATTGATTGCGCGAACTCGATCGCGATGCTTCTGTCGATATCGACGTCTGTATTCGCGTCGCTGTGCGAGAACGCGTTCGGGATCGGCCTTTCGACGTCGTTCCCATCGTTCATTACTCCGTCGGTCGGACGCTTGCTGTCCTGGGCTTCTCATGCGGATCCAGTCGGGGGAAGCGGAGCGGTAGCCTCATGCGCGACGGGGATGAGATGGATCTCGACGCGCGCGATCGGATGGATCTCGTTTCGCTTTGAGTCGGCGACGACGATCTCGAGACCTGGACCGTCGTCGGGATCGATGAAGCGAACGCCAAGTTCTCCCGTGAACGTGAGAGCGCAGTCGATACACTTCGCGGTGACGATTGCATCCGGAAACGTGCGCGCCGGTTCGCTCATCCTTTGACCTCGCGGAGCTGTCTCAGACATCGAATGCAGACGATCACATTTCGATCGCGGATTGCTCGCTCGCTTTGTAGAACTAGCGCACGTAACCATCTTGCCGCGATCGAGGTCGTCGGCGTCGCTTCACAGTGCGCGATCATGTCCTTCGCTCGTTTCACTTCGACCTCGAGGTCCTCGATGATGGTCATCGAGCGACTATATAGACGGATCACTTGATCCCGAAACTTGCGTCCGTCCGTTTCTGAGGATGAGCTTCCGCGATGTGTTTATTCATTGCGGTCGCGCCGAGAGTTCGCGTCGATGGTCGAGTTCCGAGCCCGAACTTCGAGAGCTCGATCCGGTGATCGCACGCGTCGCACGCGAACACTAAACCGCTCGATCGCCGAATGACCTTATAGCCCTTCACGGTTTGCTTCCCTGGATCTCTTCGACAAAGTTCTTGTTGAAAATCCGCGCGAACGATTCGCGGATCACGGTTTGCGCGAGCTCGATCATGTGAGTCCGCGGACGAAGCGGAGCGGACCGCTTGAACGAATAGATCAGCTCAGAGTCTTTTCCGGATCGCTGAAAAACGCCGACGCCTTCGACGAGATACGTGTTTTGCAGACCTGGAAAAACGGCCGTTTTTCCCTGAACCTTGAGACTGATTTGCAAGTTCTTATAGAGAAGCGCGGTCGGAATCGACGATGCAAACGACGGACGAGCCGCTTCGCCGGTGAGCGGAATCGCGAGCTCGGGTCCAGATGTCGGAAGTTTTTCTCCGCCCTCTTCGAAAAACCCGAGCAAGAGCGGCGAGCCCTGGACGCGGTTATCGATTCCGACGATCGCCGTGAGATCCGACGTCCTCGAGTACTGCAAAACTTTGAATCGGCCGGTGAGAAAGTTTTTCCGGATCGTGAAGTCGCGCGCGAGCTGCTCACGTTCGGCCTCGACGACGAGCTTCGCGACTTCGGTGATCGAATCGTTCAAAACGTAGGGAAGTTTCCGAAGGACTTTCTCGGCGAGCTTCACGACTTGCGAGATGTCGACCTCGATCTGATAGCTCATTCCGGTGTTCTCCAATGCAAGATCTGTCCGCCACACGTCGAGACGTGAGCCTCGAGCGCGGCGAGTTTGTCCGCTTGTGTCATGCGGGGATGGTTGCCGGCGCCGGTGTCGGCCGCGCTTTCGGTTCGACGCGCGTGAGTGTGATTTTCTTTTTGAACGCCTGGAGATCCGCGCGCTCGTAGAAAACGAACCCGCCTTTTCCCTTGTAATACGCGGGTCCTTCGCCGTTCGTCCGCCATTTCACGAGCGCGTGTTTGCTGTAGTCGAGAAACTTCGCGGCCTGGACCGTGGTGAGCATCCCCTTCTCTTTCGCGATTTTCTTCACTTCGTCTTTGAGCCTCATTTGCCCCCCTTTCGAAATTGCTCCGACGCCGGACAAGAGATCCAGTGCGGCGAAAACGTCCCGTGATTGACCGGGATTTTCTTGTCGTTCGGCGTCGTCCAAAAATCGATGATCGCTGGACAGCCGCGACAGACGACGCCCTCGTGACGCATGGTATAGCCGGCCGCTTTCGCCGCCTCGACGGTCGCCGGAAATGGAGATTTGCGATCGCGCGGTCGCGAACCGACCCAGGAGCCGGCCGCTCCCGGTTGAATGCGGAGACGGATCCCGCGCTCTTTGAGGACCGCTTTCGAGAGCTTGTCGCACTCCTCGTTTTGCTCTCGGCCGATCCATTCGAGACCGACGCGATCGCGCTCGGGTTCGAACGCCTGTCGCGCGTTGAGGAAGTACGGAATGTAGAGCCCTTGTTTCGCTTTATAACGGCCGGTGAGCGTGTAGATCACGAGTTTCGAATCGCCGCGGACGAGCGCGGGTCCTGGGATCTTCGCGATCTCTTTCATCAGCGCAATGAACCCCGCGAACTCGGCGACGTTGTTCGACATCTCCGGACCATAGCCGACGTAACTCCCGCGCTCGACGGTCATCTTCCCGTCGACTTTGACCAGGATCCCAAAAGCGGCGTGTCCGCCTGGGTTCCGCGGTTCACAGACTCCGTCAAACCAGCCCTCGATCATGCTGCTCTCCCCACATAGAACCGCGCGATCGCGTCGGCGAGATCGAACGGGATCTCGGCTCGCTTGTCGCGTTCCTTCGATCCGAATGATTCCTTCGGCCGGCGCCGAACTTCCCGCGGGAGGAGAGCCGGAACTCCGTCGCCCCAGAGATAAAACGGTCCGGAAAACATGACCGCGCGGCCGAGCCATTTTTGAGCCGATCGGACGTTCTCGAAGATCAGGGGGACGCCGAGCTCGCGAGCAATATCGAACGCGCGTCTCGCGAGCTGGATCCCGAGATCCGGTTCCGGGGGATTCTTTGCACGCGTCCACGGCATAGTAAAACGCGCGAACTCGTCACACGGGGACGACGCGCAAACGACGACGATCCGGTCTGTGAATCGCCTTCTCAGTTCGGCCGCGGCGAGCGATAGCACGTCGAGCCGGTGAAAAATACCAGGGTAATGAACAGAAAAATCCTCGACGTCGTATCCGTGACACTCGAACCCGTGAGCGAGAAACGCCTTCGTCCATCCTCCGCGGCCGCAATAGAGATCCAGCATGACGGGTTTCATGCGACGATCCCCCGCGCGCGGAGCTTCTCGATGTTCACGAGCCGGATGTACGCCGTCCCGGGACACGCCGGCGAGACGGCCGCGTGAGCCGCGCGGAGTTGCGCGACGGCGCCGACGATCGTCTGATCGGGAGCGAAGATCGCGTCGCCGTATTTTCGACAGCGATCACAGAACCAAGAGTTCGCGCGTCCCAGGTGGAAGACGGCCGGGATCCGCGGCGTTCGATCATATGGTCGCCTCACGCCGACCGCCTTTCTTCCTCTCGATGGTGTCGATCGCAGAGCCAAACGATCTCGAGCGGTATCGAGTAGTCGGGATGGTGCGCTTCGCTCTGCTGTACGCCGCATCTAGCACACGGCCGGCGAACGAGCTCGCCGCGCATGATCGCTTTGTGAACTTCCGATCTCGCGCGAATCTTTTCCGGTTGGATGGTTATCCGTCGCTTCTGATATGCGCGCCAGGTCTGACGTGCGCCGATGCGCGCGCATTCACCGCGACAGTATTTCCCCATGCTGTGATGAGTCTCGAACTCGGTTCCACAAACTGCGCAAAACACGGTTCTCGCCCGACTTTCAACTCGCCGCCGCATCCGTCGCTCCTTTCACCATGCCGTCTTCCATGACGACTCCGACCTTTCCGGACGTGTCCACTCGTTCCAGCCAGATCTGATAGTCCGACGCCTCGGCCATCTCCGTGAGGAGTCTCATGTTTTGCTCGTCCAGGAGTGAGCCGTCCTGGATCCGGAGAACTTTGAGCTTGGGGTTCGCGGCCATCGCGACCGCGACCGAGATCCGGAGCTGCTCGGCCGAGCTCGCTTGCGTGAACGGCAGTCCGTTAAACACGACCTCGCCGTCGCCGAACGACAGTCCCTCGATCGGCATCTTCGCCGCGGCGATCGCGGTCCGCTTCGCCGTCGTCCGCGCGGCCATCGACTCGGTAAGAGCTTCCGCGGCCTCGCGAAGTCGCTTCGCCCTCGCGAAGATCGTCGCTTGCTGTTTCTTTTTCGCGACGTTCTCGTTTATCCCGCGCGCCGAGTTGATCAGCTCGCGGACTTCGGCCGTGTCGACCGGATCCTCGATCACGATCGCCTCGGCGAGAGTCTTGATCCGGAGCGATTCCGCGATGTGTTTCTCCGCTTCATCGTCTTCCGCGGCCGCTTCTTTTCGACGTTGGTCGGCGAGATGACGGCATCGAAGCGCGCTCTCGGTTTGCGAGGCGACTTGCGACTCCATAAATTTCCTCTTGTCCTTCACGCGCTCGATCTCGGCGTTTTTCTGTCCGGCCGCTTCGAGCTCGCCGGCGAGCTTCGAGACGTCGATCTCCTCGTCGGGAGTGTCATCGGGGAACGAGACTCCGAACCCCTGAGCATCGAGCGATTTGATCTCGCGGTTCAAGTCGGTCCGCGTGTCGAAGTCGGTCGCGTTCTGAGCGTCGAGCTTGTCCAGGTCGAGCTCGATCTTGACCATCGAGCGGAGCTGATCGAGCTGTTTCTTCGGATCCATGCGCGAGAACTCGAGCGGATCGAACGTGAGTTTCCCGAGGATCTCGTCGAGGAGCCGTTGAGGGGTTGGGAAGCGCGCGCCGTTTTTCGCCTCGACGACGAGCGAGGTCCCGGTGTCCTTCGAGAACTTCCGGATCACGGTGATCTCGCCGAGCTCGAGCTTGACGTGTGCTTTCAATTGCCCGCGGCGTATCGGTTGCGAGGGAATGTCCTTCGCGCCGGCGAGCGCGTAATAGATCGAGTCCAGGACGCTCGACTTCCCCGATCCGTTCGGTCCCGTGATCTCGACGATGTGACCGTCGGGTTTGATCGCGACGACCTTGAGCTTTTTGATGTTCTCCGCCTCGAGCCTGAGAATTTTCACTGTCTCCTCGCTTTCGTTTCCGGGATGTCGGCCGGATCCGGAGTGTACCTTGCATCGGACACGAGCCGGAGCAATTGACCGGGGGTCGTGACGACGGTCGGCGATTGTGAGCAGTCGATGAACTCGTCGATCCGTGAGTCGCATCCACAGCGAAGCGAATGAGCGATCAGATCGATCAGGGCCATCTG